TAATTTAAGATTATATACGGATTTGCCCGCAAAAGAGTGCAACGGTGGCACAAGAAGTGATTTTTCGTGGGCGGCACTTGACTTGCCGAGAAAAGGAAACAACTATGCCGCGCTTGGCATTTTCTATCGGGATAACAAGAGCAAGGACTTTTTCTTTACCGATTGTGTTTATGAAAAGAAACCGCTTGACGGGAAAATCGCCGATAAAGAGTTGTTGGACTATATTTGCGAAAAAATGGTTTTCCACAAGACAACTAACCTTGTCGTAGAAACAAACACGAACTCAATGATTGTAAGTGAGATAAGGAAAAGGCTTGCGGCACTTGGGTGGTCGTGCAATATTATACCGCAATACTCTTATGAAAATAAAGAAGTAAGGATATTTAATACCCAAAGCGCGATTTTGGAGCGTATTCGTTTCCCCGACCGCAAAATGTTCCCCGAAAGTTCAAATATGGGACAACTTATGCGCCACGTTGTTTGCTATGCTTATGACGGCAAAAACGACGACGGAATTGATATGATTTCGATGTTTGCAAAGGCGTTTGTAAACAATGGCGTGAAAATGGGGGCGATTGAGGTGCTTGAAACTCGCCGATAAATATTACTTTTTTTATTAAAAATATGTTGACAAATATAAAAAAGGTTTGATAATATAAAAATAAGGACACTGCGATTATGGAGAAGTATGTAATTTGCCCTTGCTGCAAACGGGCTGATAAGCCGCTTGATATTGAAGTTCCCGACGGATTTGAGGTGGACTTTGATATGCGACACTACACACATAAAACTTTTTGTGATAATTGCCGTAGAGTAATTAAATATAGTTTTAAGCAAAAACAAAATAACTGATTTCTATTGCGCAGACAGTGGTTTGCGCTCTTTCTATTGAGGTATAACGTGATATTCGATTACGGCGGTATTAAAAAAATCAAAATCCCCTTTACCAAAGAGGAATTTTCTGCGTTTACAATAAACGAACTCATTTCGGCATATACGAAATATATGCCGTATTGTTTGCAAGTTCATAATCTTAACGTTATCAAAGAAGAATACTTGTATAACTATTTTGTTGGCAAGCAGGATATTCGTGCCAAAAAAAGGGCGTTTCTTGGCGACGACGCAACAGATACCGACGCAAATCAGCGTGTTGTTGAAAACCACGCAAATGCACAAGTAACCTTTAAGGTTGACTTTTTAATGGGCGACGAAATGCAATTAACGCACAAATCGGACGTTGAGAGCGACGACCTTATCTACCTTGACAATTTCCTTGAAGATAGCGGATTTTTCACTGCTTTCCGTGAAACCAAAAAAATGATGTATGCGGTGGGCGTTGGCACGACTTATTGTGTTCCCCGCACCGATATTATCGAATACGACGAAAACAAAAGGGCAAGATATAGTAAAGAGTACGATAAAGACACTATGTCGCCGTTCATTTGTGAAGATGTTGACCCCCGCTATAACTTTGTTGTATATTCTAACTATTATGGCGAAGAACCGCTGTTTTGCGTGAGCATTATTGTTGACGACGCAAACGACAAGTGCGAATTTCTCATTAACAATGGTAAATTTACACTCAAATGCGAGGGGGCTTATTATGGCGCAACTTCCGTGCCGTATAGCGGTGATTATTCCTTTACAGATTTCATTAAAAACGCTTTTACTAAACTTCCTATCATTGAACACGCTCGTAATAAAGAGCGTATGGGTATTATTGAAACCAACAAGGACTTGCTTGATGTAATCAACCTAATCGTTTCAAACAGTGCCGACGCAATCATTGACACCGTAAACAATATCCTTGTCTTTGAAAACGTGGAAGTTGACGAAGAAACCGTAAAGGCAATGCGTCGTGGTGGCACGATTAAAGTAAAATCTTCTGGCGACCCGAATATGCCGAGCAAGGTTTACACTCTTGAAGTGAAAATGAACCACTCGGACGTCAATGTATTTTATGAGCAAAGAGTAACCAAAGCATACGATATAGCGGGCGTGCCTATTGCAAGCGGTGTTACAACCACGGGCGGTCAAACGGGCAAGGCAAGACTTCTCGGCGGCGGCTGGGAAAATGCTTATACAAAAATCAAGGGCGATATTATCGGTATGAAAAAAAGCGACTATGCTTTGCTGAAACTTATCCTTGATATTTGCCGTACTGTCCCCGACACCAAAGTTGATGAACTTTCGGCAAGCCAAATCGAAATCAAATACAACATCAACCCGAATGACGATATTTTGTCCAAAGCGCAAGCGGCGAACAACTTGTACAACATTGGTATGCCGCCCGAAATGATTTTGACCGACACTGGGTTATCAATGGACGCGCACACTGACGGCTTTAAGTGGCAACAATATATCGACCAAAAAGCACAAAAGGAAGCGGAAAAGGCGAAACAAGCCCTTGCCGCAACCCAAAAAATCGTTGGAAACGGCGATAATAACGACGGACAAAACGATTACAACAAAAACAAAGCGGTTGCAAAGCCGAAAGGCTAACACATATATAAATTTCTCGACCTTGCAGAGATATAAATACAAGGCGGTCTATGCGGAGAGCCACTTCGCGTTTACAAATCAAGGCTGACCGACGGAGCATTATGGAACTCAAAGATTTACTCGGCGAAAATTACAAAGACGGTATGACGATTGAAGAAATCAATACCGCACTCGCAAACAAAAAGTTTGTTGACCTTTCAGGCGGCGGATATGTTTCCATTGACAAGTTCAAAGCAACGGAAAAAGTCGCTACCGACGCAAAAGCGGAACTCGAAAAAATAAGGCAAGCGTCTATGTCGGAAGAAGAAAAACGACAAGAAGAATGGAACGCTTTGCAAGCGCAGTTGGATATTCTTACCAAAGAAAACCAAAAGAACGCGTTTGAGAAGAAACTTTTGGCAAACGGCTATGACGCCGAGGAAACACAACAAATTATGGCAAACCCTGACGACCCTGCGATATATGCACAAATTATGAAAGCCCGCATAGAAAAAACAGTCGCACAAAATAATGCGGAAAACTTGAAAAATAGTGTAAAATTACCGCAAGCAAGTCCCGACGGGAAACCTAAAAAACTTACCGATTACTCTATGAGAGAACTTAACGAACTTCGTGATAGTAATCCCACACTGTATCGGCAAATCTTAAACCAAAAATAATTATTAGGAGAAAACTAAAATGGCAGTTTTTGATAGCAAAATTTTTAACGGCGAAGTATTTGAAAGATATACGCAGACCGTATCCGACCTGCGCAGGAATGAACTTCTTAAAGCAGGTGTTTTCGTAAACGTTTCGCGCGATATGAGAGCAAGGTTTTCCGAACAAGTTGGCTCGCACATCGTTACCGAACCTATTAAAGGCGCACTCGGCGGCAACCCCGTAAACTATGACGGCGTAAACGACATCGACGCAAGTTCTCGCTCGACCATTTCGCAAAAGAAAGTCATCGTCGGTCGTGCAAAGGCTTGGAGCGAACTCGACTTTTCGTCCGATATTACGGGCGGCGAAAACTTTTTGCCCCTTGCAAACGAAGTTGCCCACTATTGGGATAACATTGACCAGAACACGCTCCTTGCTGAACTCGCGGGCATTTTCGCTATGAGCGACGCGGACGGCAGGAAATTCGTTGCGGCACACTCGTATGATATTTCGGGCGCAAGCGACAACAAAGTCGGCGCAACCACGCTCAACACGGCAATTCAGCGTGCGGGCGGCGACAACAAAAACGCTTTCACCGTTGCAATTATGCACAGCGCGGTCGCCACGAGCCTTGAAAACCAAAACCTTTTGGAATACCTGAAATACACCGACGCAAACGGCGTACAGCGCGACCTTTCTCTTGCAACTTGGAACGGCAGGGTTGTCCTTGTTGACGACAATATGCCCGTTGCACCTGTTTACACCGCTTCTACCGACACGACCGTTCAGGCGGGCAAAGTGTACTACACCCTTTCGGGCGGCGTATATTCGGTTGTTTCAAATCCCACGGGCAACCCGTCCACCTCGAACTATTACGAACTTACGGGCGCAACCTACACCACTTACATTCTCGGTCGCGGCGCGTTCGAGTATGCTGACGTTGGCGCAACTGTTCCTTACGAAATGGATAGAGACCCCGCAAAAAATGGCGGCAAAACTTTCCTTTACAGCAGACAACGCAAAATGTTTGCACCGCGTGGCATTTCGTTCACGAAAGACGGCGGCACTTCCCCGACGGACGCGGATTTGCAAGGTGGCGCGAACTGGGCTATCGCAAAATCGGCTGACGGCACGGTTACTTACCCCCACAGAGCAATTCCTATCGCTCGTATCATTAGCCGCGGCTAATTACTAACAATGAGATTTTAGGAGATAAGATATGGCAGATATAAATTCACTGGTTGACAATATGAAAGACGAGTTCAAAAACGAACACGATTATTTGTCGGAAGATGAAGTCGATAGGCTTTACAATAAAGCACTTGGCATTTATCTTGACATATCTTTCCCCTATGCTCACGAAATCGTGGCAATCCCCGAAAATCGTCCCCGTGCGGTCGGCTGGGTGAGAGATTGTATGCAAGAAATCCTTGAAAGGAATGGCGTAAATGCTCGCTCTTACAGCGAAAACGGGCTTTCCATTGTTTATGACGCAACTATGATAAGCAATGGTTTAAGGGCAAGGCTTGTTCCGTTGGCAGGTGAAGTCAAATGAGATTAGGTAGTTATGTTTGGTGGTGTCGATATAATGGCGTGAACGAATACGGCTCGCCGTCATATCTTGCACCTATTAAAATAAAAACTTCTTTTAATTACTTTACTTGTCAGCCCATTACCGAGTATAATGATATTAAAGTATTTGGTGAAGATAGTTCTTCCACTTGGAAAGTGATGATACCCGTGGGGATTTATGAAAGTAAATTTCCGATTGGCGAAAAAGACCTTTTCTATGTGGACGGGGCAATGCCGAATACTAAATCAAAAGACTATGTAAGTGGCGACGGGGCAAACGCCTTTGTTAGCCGCCCACCTACCGTCGTCAATAAATTTACAAGAGTTTATTTGTCGGCAAGAACGGAAGAAAAATGATAGACAAACGCGGGCTTCAAAGATTTACAAAAGCGGTAAACTATTTGGCAGATGACAATGAAGAATATCGCCGAGTGATTGGCGGGGCATTAGCGGACGCGGGACGAAACGTCGCCGATGACGAGTTCCATAAATATCATTTTGAAAACGGTCAAAAGGTATGGGACACCCCGTATGCGAAAGACTTTACAATTATAGTTGGCTCGCACGAAAGATACACGGGGCGCAACGAAATTACCGCGACAGGCAAGGGCGTTTATTATGCCGAATTTGGCACGGGCATACTTGGCGAGTTAGGCGATTACAAAGGGAAACTTCCCACCGAAAACCGCACTTTTATCAGCCACGGACAAATCCTTTCAACCGACGGCTGGGTATATAACTATTATCAAAAGTTATATGATAAAGAAGCCGAGCCGTGGAATGGTTTTGCTCCGATTGCAGGACTTTATAAGGCTGGCGACTATTTGCGGAAAAATTGTGTTAAAATAGCAAAAGACGCTCTTCGTGGTGTCGGCAAAAGACGCTTTATGCGTTAAGGAGAACTTATGGACGAATTTCTTAAAGACTTAATTGAGTATATAAATAAAGGACTTCAAGCGGACGGCGGTTTCCCCGCCAAAATTAAAGTCGTTAGAGCATACTCAAAAGAAACAAAGATTGAAAGCCCGCAAGTATCTCTTTATGTTATAAGCGATGACGATACGACACGCGCCTCGACCTTTAATGCGGAACACGCGACCGATTATCCCGTACAATTCTATTGCTATTGGAAAGACGGGATTAAGTATAAGGGAGTGCCTTACGGCGCACAACAAGGTGCGGAATTGCTTGGGAAAAAGGTTTCTAAACTCTTTGAAAATAAGGAAGCCACGATTGCATATAACAAAAATATAAGACTTGTAAACAAGGTTGGCGGTGCGCCTTTTGGTATGCCCGTGTCAAATGGCTCGGCAAACTACCAGACCGTCCCACGCTTTGTTTTTACTGTTATCAAGCCATACTCGGCTATCAATGAGTAAATAACTTTAAGGAGAATAAAAAACTATGGGAATTGCTTTGACCTCTATCGGTATTAAGATTTCCTATGCGACGGAAGTTACCAAAGGTACTCGTCCTACTACGGGATATACGGTTTTGCCCGACTTAAAATCTATCCCCGACTTTAACCCCCAACCTAACACGGCTGACGCAACGACTTTTGACAATCTCGAATATACGAGTTATGTTAAGTTGCTTAAAGATATTGGCGGGGCTTTGGAGTTCAACGCGAACCTTACGCAAGATTTGTACGACGCGTGGTCGGTTATGATTACGGCTCGCAACAATCTCACGGACGGCAAACAAATGTGGTATTGCGTGGATATTCCGAAATTCGATAAGTCGATTTTCTTTACGGGCGACCCGTCGGAAATGGGTATTCCGTCGGCGGAAGCCAACGCGCTTTTGGAAACTTCGGTTTATATCGTTCCCACGAGCGAACCCGTTTTTGCGGACGACCCCACTTACGCCGCATAATCACTTGAAATGGAGAAATGTAAATGAGTAAAACTTCCATTAAAATCACTATCAACAACAAAGAGTATTCCTATGACTTTGCAAAGTTCGGTTTTTATGCCCTTTGCACAGCGGAAAAGGAATACGGGCTTAACCCCCTTGAACTTGAAAACAATCCTATGTCAACCATTCTTTCCTTGTTTGCCTTTGTAGCGGATATGGACGTTGACAAAGCGGGTGCGGAAATCGACGCTCACCTTGCAAATGGTGGGTCGTTTGAAGATTTATTCCCCTTGCTTACTGGCTTTCAAGAGTGCAGTTTTTTTCAGTCAATGGGCAAGAGCAAGAAATAATCGGGGATAACCCCACACAAACAAAAAACAAATCCGTGCGAGAGTATGGTAGTTTTTCATCTTGGATAGAGAATGAATTTTTACTGCCATACCTCAAAATCGGAGGCACTCGGCGAGAATTTTGGGAACTCACCCCACACGATATACAACTTGATTTTAAGGCATATCAAGAGCGTATGGAAGATGAGAGTAATAGAATGGTGCAAAGTGCGTGGGCAATCGGTCTTTATGTTAGAGCCGCACTTGCTTCCACTCCCGTAATTATGGGATATTCAAAGCACTCACCCCCGAAATACCCCGACTTGCCCCAAATTAAGAAAAACGACGAAAATTATACCGAAAAAGCAAAAGACGAAGCGTGGGTTGAAAAAGAACGCCAAAGAGCGTGGGACTTTTTTGCGAATTTAGGTAAAAAATAAATGAGGTGCTAAATGGCGGATAACAACGAAATTGATAGCCTGAAATTAGGGATAGAAGTTGGCGACCTATCAAGTTCCGATATTAAAAACATAAAGGACTTATCAAGTAGTTTAGCCGCCCTTGATAAAGTGTTATCTTCCGAGTTTATGAAAAACTTGGAAACTTTGTCGCACTTAAAAATCAATGTAAATGTTTCCGAACTTAAACAAGCGGCGAAACAAGTACAAAAAGCGGTTGCCCCCGAACTTAAAGACGGGGCTATTTTTGGTGGCGACATTGATATTGCAGAAGAAAAGAAGAAACTGCAAAAGTTGATGAAACAACGCCAACAGGCGATTGACGAAAACCTTGAATATTCTCAAAAAATCTTTGACGGCGCGACTGGAAACCCGTTTCAATTAAGAGCGGAAGATTTGCAAAAGGAACAAGACGCTGCACAAGCGACCTTGCAATCTTACAAAGAAATGGCAAAGGAAGCGCGGAAAACGAAAAAGGCACTTGAAAGCACTATTTTCGGTGCAAATTCCAAAACTTCCTATCAATATATCGGTAAGGACTTAACGGCGGTCAAACAAACAATAACGGGGACACTTGACAAAATCACTATTACCACAAAAGGTAAGTCGAATGAAGTCAAGAAAGCCATTGATAGCATATTTGAAGAGAGTGGCAAGTCCGCAAAAGATAGTGCCGCTGTATTTATCGAAAAAGGCGTTATCGAACCCGAAATCAAAGCCAACGAGCAACAAAAAAAGCATATAATCCTTTGGGAAAAGTTTAAGCAAAAAGTTAAGAGCGTTGGCGATGTTATAAAGAAACTCGGCGACCGCGAAGATAAAGAAGAGAAGAAGAGCAAGGCGTCGGGGTTTGGCGGGAAACTCGGCAAGGCAATCGTCCGTGTCGCTATTTATCGTGCAATTCGTGCAGCAATTAAGGGCATTGTTCAAACAATAAGGCAGGGCTTGCAAGCCTTTGCGGAGTTTAGCCCGAAATTTGAGCAGACAATGACGGCATTGACTTCGGCGGGACGAAACTTTAAGATGAGTTTCACAGCCGCTTTTGCGCCGATTTTGGAAAGCATTGCCCCCGCACTTATCCAAATTGTAAATTCATTTACACAACTAAATAATAAACTTGCGGAAACAATCGCCTACTTAAAAGGCGCGGGCGAGTACACCAAAGTAAACACCGAATATCAAGAGCAATATAATAAGGCGGTAAACCTTTTGCCCTTTGATAAATTCAATGTTTTACAGCAAAGCAGTTACGGCGGGTTTGAAAAGGCTGCGGTAGATACCGAGAAAATGGCGAAAAACGCGCCTAAATTGGAAAAAATAAAGGCGGTCATAACTTCGTTCAAAGAGGGGCTTAAAGCCGTTGTAGCCACGCTTGGAAAGGCTTGGGAATTTGTTAAGTCTATCTTTGGCGAGTATGGCGATGTAATTCTCACCGTTATGAAATCGAGTATCAATTTCGGTAAGCAAATATGGGAAGTGCTTGGCGCATTGATAAACGCAATAAAAGTTATCCTTAACCTTGACTTTTCAAAGAGTATTATATATTCGTCGCTTGCCGTTTTTGCGGGCATACTTACGACGATTGTCGGCATTGCTAAAACCTTTTTGGATATACTCAAATCTATCCTTACGCTTGATTTTTCGGGCTTTGGTGAAAGAGTAAAGGGTTACTTTAATTATGGGTTTACCAAAAACTTATGGAATAGGGGCGGTCGTGGTAAAGGTATTAAGAATTTCTTTAAGGGATTATTCAATATCGGTGCTTATGCGACGGGTGGACTTCCCGATACAGGCTCATTGTTCCTTGCGGGCGAGCGTGGTGCGGAACTTGTAACAAATGTTGGGGGCGGTCAATCGGCGGTTATGAATATGCAACAACTGCAACAAGCGATTTATGGCGGTATGGTTTCGGCACTTTCGACAATGCAACAAGTCGGCGGACACGAAACGGCACAACCTATCACGGTGAAAATCGGCGAAGATACGCTTTTTGAAATCACAAGGAAATCGGCAACCCGTAGAGGACTTGACTTTGCAAAGGTATGAGGTAGATTATGGCATTAACGGCTGAACAACTTGCGAGATTGCCGCAAGCGTTGCAAGACAACTATAATAGAACAAGGCTTGATTTAGTGGAAATAGACGGGGAGAAGTTCTCGTCCTATTCCACTTTTACTTATTATGAGGCAAAAACCTATGTGAAAAGCCCCACAAGGTCGCAAACGGGCGCAATGGGCAACCTTAATTCCTATGCAACCTTTGTTACTCCCCGCCTTAAAATATTTTTTAACTATATGGATATTGATGTTTATAGGCGACTTATCCAACTTATCAATAGCAAGAATGAGTTTACGGTTACTTGTTATGATGTTGAGAGCGATACAAGGGTAACAAACAAGATGTATTTTTCGCCTAACGATTATCCCGAAATCTATCAGCAAAAACTCAAAGTGCTTGGGCTGCTCAATTATGAGATTGAACTTGTCGGCACAAATAACGACCTTGACTATGTTTCGTTGACTTATAATGCAAACACCACCGATACGGTCGCACAAATGCCCACAAGCCGCGAAATTCCGAAAAACACGAATGTTGTTATAGGCAATGGCTCAACGCCCACAAGGAGCGGATATGAGTTCGTTAAGTGGGGTACTTCGGCGGACGGCTCGACCTTTAACTATCTTAACGGCGAAGAATATCTTATTTATAAGAATACTACTCTTTATGCTATTTGGAGAGCAAGTGTATGATTGAGTATTCGGCAATAATAAAGTCCATAAGCGCGGCAACAAACGAGATTTCGGCAGCGACCTATGACCGCGGCGGCTATGTAGGCGACGGTCTTACGTCAAACACGGCGGATATTTTTAGCGTATGTAATACACAGGCAAATGTCGGTGCAACCCCGTTTTTGTTAAGTCATAGCAAGTTGGGCGGCGGGCATACTTTTGCGCCTAATAAGGTCAATTATCCGATATTAAGCGTATATTTTATTTCGGGAAAGGGAGTTCCAGAGATTTATAATGTATATATCATTTGTGCCGCTCCCGCACAAGGACTTACCATTGCGTTTGACACCTATAATAACCGCTATCCCGCAAAGACGAGTTTTGGGAACACAACCGCGAGCATATACATTAACGGAAAGTATTTTGATATAGATAGTGCAATAACATATTTCCCCGTTGAAACAAAGACGGGAAGCGTTGGGGAATATAAGGACGTGCAGTTGTATGATATAAGCGTAAGTGGTGGTATGGACGACGCAGGCTCAAAAAACGGCAAATATCCCACTATTATCAGCGGCATTAACATTGGCGTAAGATATGCGGTTGATAAAATAAATATGGTTGATATGGATATATCTCAAAGCGATAGACCGACAAACAACAAGCCTATTTTCGGCGTTATGTCGGGAACTGCGTCGCTTAAAGTGAAAGACGACGGCGGAGAGTTGCTTGGATATGTGCAAAACAAGACCATAGGGCGCAATAGCCCCGTTGAGTTTATAATTAAGAACTCCACGGCAAACAAACAACAAAGTGTCGCTAAAATGCTCATTTCGGACTTAAAATACGATGTAAATAACTTTAACATTGACCTTGAATTGTCCGACGGGCTTTTGGAATTGCAAGAAACCGAAAGCAACGAGATTAAAATGAGTACAACGCCGATGACCGCAAAGGCAGTTTTTGAAAGGTTAAAGGCTTATGTAACTAAATATGAGTTTGCTGTTACGGCAAATGCGGAAACGATAATGTCGTCAACCACGATAAAATACCCGTTTTTGGAGCAATCAAAAGTATGGGCGGCATTTGATAAACTTTGCAATCTATGTGGATTGTATATGTATATGGGTGCGGACGGCAAAATCGTTATCGACACTCAACTTCTTTCGTGATTATGGCAATAGTAATTAAAGCAAAAAACATATACGGCGATATTGATAATAATAAAATTGTCAATAACGAGATAAAGACTGTAAACTTTTCGGAAAATAATGTTACGGTTGTTTCCAACACGTCGGTTGGCAATACGAGTTTTAGCGGATATACGAGTGAAGAATGTACTTATTCGCGTGCGCCGTTGACGGCGGAACAACTCACGGCGCGAAACACAGGACTTACGCTTAAAGAGCGCATAGAGGGTCGAATATATACTTATAGACAAGATTATTATATCGCATATTTTCAAATGAATGTGCCTATTTCGTCCCCCGTTGATTTATCGCAAGCGTTGTCCTTTGATTACAATTACACAACGGGCAGGGGTCGTAAAGGCGGCGGCGGAGATACCAAAACGGGAACAATTACGGGCAATGTCGCTCAATATTACGACAACTATGCCGCGTTTAGGCAAGTTGGCGGTGTTGGGTTAAAAAACGGAGAACAAGGGTATGCGCCGAAATTTGAGTTAGGTGTGCTGTTAGACGGCACAACTTCTAACAACTTGTCTTTGGCGTTTGGGATTGTTTATGACTATCAACATACATATCCTGTATCATATACGGGATTTACATACGTTGAGGATAGATATTTGGTGCAATCCGTTTCGGTGAGCATTGCGGGACAACAATTTCAAGTATCAAGCGCACCCGTTTCAATCGGCACGGGAACTTTCGCACAAAGTTTATCATATAATGAACTTTATCAAACGGAAACTAAAATAACAATCGGGGAAACCACTGAAAAAATCGGCACTTTTCTCGCAAATAAAATTATAAATAAGTGGACAAATGGTAAAGAAACTGCTAAACTATTAGTAGAATATGGCGAATATTATGACACTGACGGCAATTTAGTCAAGAGCGTTGAAAGCAACGACAAGTCAATGATATTCAAAATCGGTGAAGTTGTGCGCCCTTATGTCAACTCGGTTAGTGGCGACACTCCTATGTCGAAAAACATTGACGGAACACCAAAAGACTTTTTGATTATTGGGGTAGAGCCTTTCTATGACGGTGCTTGTTGGCAAAGGCTCACTCTTTTAGAATATTGAGGTATTTATGGCAAATTTTACACCTAAAAAAATAGACACCAGCACAATCAATTCGGGGCAGGAATATGCGGTTGGCGATATGGTTGCACCGAGCGCAATTAACTCACCGATTGAAAGTGGCTTGTACACCGAGATTATTGCGGACGGACTTACGCAAGCCCCCGATATAAGTCAAATCGCAGGGGTTGGCACGCCCACGGTTGAGTTTGTGGACGGCGCGACCGTCAATGGCGTAAAAACAAAGAAGTTCGCTTTCAAGAATATGCTTGGCGGCGGCAGTGGCATACAACCTTTACGAATGAGAGATAGCGAAAGTGGCTTGTATTCCGCTTTTAATGGCACAAAAGCCTATGACTTGATTTTCGACAAAACCGACTTTGTTGTTGATAGGTCAACGCTTTATAAAGTAAAGGTCAACACCACTAAATTTGTTGGCACAAAGTGGACGTGGGCAAATCCAGCAGCCACCCCGCCAAAAGATATGTTGGCAATAAAGAAAGGCGAGGTATATGCAATAACGGGGGTTAGGACTATATCAAGTCCATATTCCACAATATATACGCCTATTTTTATGGTCGAGTGGTCAAGTAGTAATGTTAAGACAATAGAACTAACATCATCGTCAAGCGTATCGGGCAATACTTTTTTGACAAGAACTTATTACTTATCAATAAGTGAGTATTCAAGCGATACGGGGTTAGTATATTTGAAATGCCGCAATAGTAGCATTACAAAGGGAACGGACGGGACTATATCATTTAGTGAAACAACCGAAAATATCCCGTATTACTATCGAAAGGTTTTTGATGATAAAAACCCCCTATAACATAGGAGAGCATAAATGAACGATATACAAATTGAAACCAAAAACTCACCGTGGTATGAAGATGAAAAGTGGCATTGGTATGTCAAAAACACTGTATCATTAAGATATAAGTTTGATAATTTAGAAGTTGCCACGGGCGACCGCATTGAAGTGCATTTCTATGACCGCAAGGGCGCGGAAGTGCTTACTTACACTTATAACAACTTGGAGCAACAAACAGACCCCGTTTCTGGCACAAAGTTCGTCCAAATCATTATTGATATTGACGAAGTGGATAGTGAGAAACTTACAAGGGGCGATTATGTGTTCTGTATCACCTATTACGGCAAAGACGAGAACGGCGAAGAGAACATTAAAACCATTTGTGCAAATCAAAATGTCGAGGTATTAAGTTGCCACTAATCAATGACGCTAACGATTTCGGTGTAGATGTCTATGTTGATGTCGTTGGGAAAGACAATATAAATGTTGAGATAGGCGCGGACGGCTCAAAAAAGGACGTAAATGTCAAAATTGAAGAGCCGCAGGGTGCAAGTGTTACCGCCGATGTTTTAGGGCGTAAAAACGCAAATGTGAGCCTTGCCGCAGACGATACCACCTTATCCGCTTATACGAATTTGAGTGGGGCAGAGCCGCAATATTTCCGCGACCACGTTCTCAATATGAATAACCCGCACCAAACGACGGCGGAGCAAGTGAAAGCCGTGCCGTTGGAGTTGGGCGGTTTTTCGCGCATTGACCCGACCGCAAACACCAAAGGTTTTCGGCAGCAAGCGTTTGTCTATGTCAACAAGGGAAATCAAGGTTTCCGAATGTCCTTGCAAGAGATTAAGGACTTAAACACTAAAATAGTTGACGCAAAGAGCCATAAGAGCGTAAACTCGGCGGATTTGAGTGTCGGCGATTATATTTATAGCGAAGATTAAGGAGATATTTTATGGCTGAAAAAAGGAAAATCCATAGAGTAGTGGACGCACAAGGAACACTTGTGCAAGTTTTGCCCGAAACGAGCGCGGAACAAGTTACAGTTGCCGATACCGCTAATAATTTCACTTCAACGAATGTCGAGGGTGTCCTTGCGGAACTTGCGACAATGGCGCAAACGGGCGGTGTTACGGGCGTTAAGGGCGACGCTGAAAGTGCCTATCGCAAAGGCAATGTAAATATTACAAAGGCTAATATTGGTTTGGGTAATGTAGATAATACGGCGGACGCAAACAAAGTTGTCAAGGAAGCGAAAAAGACGACGGGTGCGATTAGTGTTTTAGGCACGGATAGCACAAGCATTGAAAAGTCTATAACCTTTGACGGCTCGGCGGACAAGGAAGTTACCTTTAATAACGGCGATTTCACGACAACGCTCACGGGTAGCAATTTGCAAGTTGCGATTGCGGACAAGGGCTATGCGACAAAAACCTATGTGGACACGCAAGACGGCAAAAAACTTGACAAGACGGGCGGCACGATTACGGGCAATTTGTCGGTCAATGGTGGCGTAACGGTTGGCGGAAATCTCACGGTAAACGGCACGACTACCACGATTGATAGCACCACACTTCAAGTCAAGGATAAGTTGATTGAAGTTGCCCACGGAAACACCACAAAACTTACAAGCCCTGCTGGTTTGGTTGTGCCTAAATATGACGGCACTAATTCAGGTGCGCTTGTCTTTGACGGCGACGGAATGGCGCAAGTCGGCAAGGTTGTGCTTGACGCGGCTGGAAACATTGACACAACAAAGAGCGGACTTCAAACGCTTGCAACCCGCACTAATCTTGTCGGGGGCAATTTGGTGCAATATGATAGCACTAATAAGACACTTGTAGATAGTGGCAAGAAAGTCGGTGATTTTGCGCTTAAAACCGATATTCCGACCGTTCCTACCAACTATGTAACAACGGACACTAAACAAGATATTGCGGGCGAAAAAGCCTTTAAGAATACAAATGGTTTAAGCACTAACCGTATTCATAATTTAAGCGGCAATGCGGTGTATGATTTTGACGGCACTAATGTGCGCCTTGGCTCGGTTTCTACACCCACTCACATTAGGGGCAGTGAAGCGCACCCGAAATATGAAATGCCGAGTGGCACTGCTGGCGCAACCGTTAAAAAGGACATTGCCCTTGTAGAAGATATTAAAACCACAAAAGTGGACAATGCTGTATATGCGGATAGTGCTGGGAAAGTTGCAAACTCATTTACCATTAAATATATGCCTACTTCATCGAGTGTAAGCAACGCATTTGGATATGACGGGAATAAACCTTGCTCTCTTACATTCGACAACGACTTTGGTTTTTACAATGTCTTTAGCGGTGGGGTAGTAGAAGAGCCTCGTGCAACGATTAAACTTAATAACACTGGTGTAACGGCTGGCTCATATTCCGCAGTAACTGTTGACGCAAAAGGTAGAGTAACGGCAGGTGGCAAGTCGGTTGAGTGGGGTACTTCGGGGCAGACCGCACCGAGTGATGACCTTATGGTCGGCGGACTTTTCTTTGAATTACAATAAACAATTAGGGGGTATGCAGTATGGCAACCTACAAACCTATAAGGAAAACGGAGAGCGGCACGGAAGAAATCAAAATTCCGTATGCCGTTCTTGCCAACCCGCCGACAATTCCAACGGCAACATCGGACTTAACGAACGATAGCGGGTTCATAACATCGGACGGTACAGTGAAAAGTGTAGTCGATTATGGCAACACAAATAAAAACATAAAAATCGGTTATTCTGGCGCGGGTATTACTGGTGGCAACATAAAATATATTGCTGGTTATACTGTTGGCGACGGCACTACTGACAATATTGCGAGAATAAAGGACGTTTCCAAAGACGCACTGAAATCGTGGTTGGGATATGCAACAGTTGCAACGACAGGAAGTTACACTGATTTGTCTAATACACCGACTATATTAAGCGAGGCGGATGTCAAGGGTATAAAGGTCAATAATGCGGCAAACGCTGATGTGGCAGGGGAAGCAAGAAAAATCTCCTACAATATGATATTCCACGGGTATAAACACCTTGGTAACGGTGCAATGTCTGAAACAACTATGATGTACAATGGTAGCGATATACGCAAATTGTTTTTTGGTGACGAGTTTCAATTCCTTAATGCGGATAGCACTACAACGGACGACCCGAACAAAAGTCATCGCTTAACCCTTAAACCCACAGGCGTAGCAGCAGGCACTTACAATAGTGTAACGGTTGACGCAAAAGGTAGGGTTATAGCGGGGACTAACACTCCTGCGGTTGACACAAGCAACCTTGCAAAGTTAGACGCGGAAAATACTTTTACGAAAGGGCAAGTCATAACAGGCGGAACTTCCGACGGATATTCGGTAAAGGCGAGTGGTTATGTTAAAGGCTCTTGGTTGCAATCAAGTGTTATGAACAACAAAGGTGCAAACACAGGAATGGTATGCGTATTCGACGGTAATGGTTGGATATATTATAGGACACCGAGCGAGATTTTGAGCGAAGCAAGTGGTGTCCCCAAATCAGCTTTCTCTCTTACGGGGACAACATTAACAATAACGATATAAGATTATGGCACTAAATTTTAATTCAGTAGAGCCAACGCAAATTATAGCAAAAAACAGTGGTTCGGCGCAGACGATTGCTTTTCCGACTGGAACAAAAACAGTAACGGTGTTCCAACAGACTATTGACGGTAAAAAGCAAGCCGTTGCGACTTTTACAAGCACTCATAACATTACGGCGAATATGGTGTCTTGTAATGATAAAATGCTTAACTCGTCAAGCCAACTTATTAGCGAGCAAACACAAGCAAGTACAACGTATTTGTTTTATGCAAAATTTAGTAATAATACTTTATCTTTGGAGCAGACGGTTGTATATTCTGTTACTGGCGAGCCACCGCAAAGCGTCATTCTTCGAGGGCGCGACTATTCGGAAACCTTTTATAGTGCAACCGATTTGACGGTGTTAAAATACGGCACAACAGCGGTATGGGGGAAGCCTTTTTCGCTTACGATACAAGCAGGTGCTAACTCGACTGTTGCTGCAAATCGTACTTCATCGCCTAACCAACACGCAAGTACAGGCAATATCACAAGTGGCGGAATTGTCTATTATGGTGATACTCTTACAATTACAGCAACGCCTGCAAGCGGATATAAACTTGTTAGTTTTACTATTAACGGTACTGAATATGCAAATGGTGAAACAAGTGCGGTTTCGCAAACGATTACAGTTACAAGTGCGGTTTCTATCGTAATCAATACGGAGGCTGCTATTTCGTGGAAAACTATTTGGACGGGAAGTGAAACAGTACATACGTTTAGGGTAACAACAGGTTCTTTTCAGGACGGTTCGGGTATGTATCAGGGTTCGGCAACAAAACAACACGCAATAGTTTCTAATGCGTATCCAACACGTATAACTTTTACCTTGGCACAAGAAAGTCCGCAAACAGCCGATTTAACGCAATCGAGTGAGTATTTAACAATAGGTAACAATAGCAGTGTAAGAGCAAGCATAAATAGGTCGTCAAATAACATAGATTTTGTAACAACGATAAAAGGAAACAAGCCAAATGCAAAAGTATTTTACACTGGAAAGGCTGTTACTCTTACCAAAGTCGAACAATACTATTAAGGAGCAGATATGAACATAGATTTTACTAAATTTGCAGAGCAAAATATGCTCACTTATAATGACGACAGGACAAAGGTGTTTGTAAAACCAACTGATAGGCACAATTTTACGGCATATCCACTTGAAGATTTGTCGGGTGTAGTCGCACTAACGCTTGAAGAATATCTTGGACTTCGCACTAATTATTATCAATTCAATGAGCAACTCACGGGAATTGAAGAATATGTGGCGGAAGAAGAAAGCACCGACGAAACCGCACTTGACGGCGATACCGAAAAATAAATTAAAAAAATCATTACTTTTTTGGCATAAAGGTGTTGACATAACCACTTTTGTGTGCTATTCTTTATTTAATGAGTGCGCAGACACCTATGTGTTTGTGCGCTTTTTAATTGAGGGTAAAAATGGATTGGCAAGATAGGGCTGACGAATTTGAAAGCGAAATGAAAGACCAAATGGCTGACGAAAACACTACTGAAATCGACGAAAACCTTTCGGGCGATGAAGTTGTCGAAGAAACGGAGAAAGTGCCGCAAAACGCAAATCTCGCCGTTCCTGATGTGCCGAAAGAAGTTTCCACGTTCACCGACATTGCAACTGCTCGTATGCAAGAAGATTTTGTTTCGGGCAAGCGCGATGTAAATGAAACGGGTAAAGAAATCGTCCACGCACTTACTCTTGAAAAGTCCGTTGAAGAAACGCGTGAAAACCGCGACTTTTTGGCGGATATTAAAAAGACAAAGCAAGACGAATTAAAACTTAACTTTGAAAACAAGGTACTTGAAGAAGAACGCAAGAAGTTAGAGGCAAAACAAAACAAAGCGGAAGCCTTTTATAAGAGTTTCCGTCCTATTTTGGAATTTGACTTTTCCAACTTGCGTAAAGTACAAAAGAAGAGAGTTATTAAAGAGGGCGAAAAGGCTGATGATATGCGCCGTTTCCGTCGCAAGGACGGCACGGAATATGTTTATGAGAGAGAACAGCCGAAAACCTATGCGGATAGGTCATACGGCATACCGCTTATGGTGCTTATGTTGTGTATCTTAACATTGCCCTATTGCCTTGTTACAATAATTCTTTCGATATTTAACGCCGTAAACGAAGTCTTTATGCAAATAGCGAACTTCGGTAAACCCGCACTTGTGATTTGTTCATCGCTTGCAATTATGGCGATTATAGGCGTGATTGTCTATGTGATTTTGTTGCTTGTGCAAAACTCTTTCGGCGTAACAATATTCCCCGACAAAGCGGCTCTTGAACTTTTGAGCCTTTTATAAAATTAAAAACGGAGTGTAAACTATGTTAAAAGTAAACTCGGAAAAATTACTTGGTGAAATTGCAAGACTGCAAGGCGAAATTGCGGATAACGACTTACACGCTTTCAACGAAGCAAAGGCTATCGGCGAACAGCGCGGTTGGAGCGATGTGCTTATCAGCGCATTTGCGGATATTCTCTTAAAGGAAGAAGTGGCATTTGATATTTCGGCGAAAAAGAAAACGCTTGATTATCTTATGCTTTTCGTGGAAGAAGTTGCGGACGAACCCGTTGAAGAAGAGGTCGTTCCCGCGCCCGCTCCCGTGGAAGAGGTTGCCCCCGAAGTCGTTGAGCAACCTGCCGTTACGGAAGCCCCCGTACAAGAACCCGCAGAAGCCCCCTATATCCCCGTATTTTAACTATGTCAGATGAAGAGGTGCTGAAACAAAAGATTGTCCGAAAGGCTCTTGATAATCGAACATTGCTTATTTTGTCGGTTATTGACTTGCTTTTCGGCATTGTTTCAATGTGCCTAACTTCAATAGATTGGCAAATTTGCTCGCTTATTGCAAGTTTGTTGTCTTTTGTGATGATACTTAAAATACTTGTAGCGTATCGGAGCGACTTGAAATCAAATGTATCGACACTTATCATAAGTATAGCCGATATATTTACAGGTGCGTTATCGGTTGCACTTGCCGTTTATGCACTTAAAGCGATTGTCGTTTTGGTTTCATCACTTAAAGTAACAAAGGTAGCGGTGCAAACAAGCAAGGCGGTTAAACTTGTGGAAGCGACCAAACCTTTTGCGGTCAAAACTCTTCCAAAAGTTGGGGCTATTTTTATAGCATTTTGTGCGACAAATATAAACAAAAAAAGAGGTAAAACTATGGCAAAGGAAAAAGTTGTCAAGGAAAAGAAAGCAAAAAAGCAAAGTGCTTTTGCAATTTACCTTAAAAACAATCCTAAAACGATATGTGGTATTGTTGCTTCGTTTATCGCAAGTGCAATGTCAGGCGCAGGTGCTTCGTGTGGGATTGTGTATGGGAATGTGCAAATCCCTTTGTGGGCAAGTATCATAATCGGTGTACTCGTGTTTGGCTTACTTATGGCAATTCTTTGTTTGGGTTGTGTGAGTGCGGGTTGGGAAAGCCCCATTATGGTGGCTCTTCGTAAAACCGCAAAGGCTCTCGGTTTCGGCAAGTCCGTTGACCTTGTAGAGCAGGCGTATGCGGAAGCGGAAGCACAAAAAGCAAACGAAGAAGCACAAGCAGTCGCAAAAGCGAAAGCCGACCACGATATGTATGAAGCGGAATATCGCCGTGAAGTGGCGGACGGCAACTGCCTTGTATCGCTTGATGAATTTATCGAGCAAAAGAAAGCAGAAGCCGAACAAAGACAGCAAGAACAGGCAAAACTCGAACTTCTTAACGAGTTCCGTGCGGCTGTTGCAAACGGTGCGTTTATCGGCAGTTTCGACGATTTTTGCGCTAAAAGATAACAAAACACAAAGGGTATGAAAATGAAACTCTATAAGATTGTGAGTGGATTATTCATACTCTTAATTTTATGCTTATTGATTGTATATTACGAATTGTAGGGGGATAGGAAATGAACAAGAACGTTATCCGTGCGATGATATACCTTGTATGCGTGTATCTTTGCGCGTGGTATGTCTTAAAATTTTCCTTTCCCGAACAATTTGTGCTGAAAATAAACAATCCGAGCATTATAAAATTTGGTCAATATGTTGATAGTCATATCGCGCTTAAACGGTTTCTGAACACGATAACGGCATTTATCACTTATTGGCTTTTTTTATGCGCTGTAACACATAGACCATATCTTTCCGCTCCGTGGTGTCTAATTTTAATTAGCAATATTCTTATAAGTTTTGCGGTTGATGTAATTGATACAAATATATCCGCATATTATGGTTTATTGAGTATGGTTGCGCTCGGCGCAATATGGAATTGCAAGGCAAGAGATGTCGGCGTTGTGATTATCGTCCACTCGGTATCTCAACTGTTGTCCTTGTCAATCCGTGGGCTTTCGCAATATATAGTAAGTACTGACTATGCAACATTCCTTTTAATGACAAGCGAGTGTTATTTTTGGCTCTTACTATTATATTTATATTACAATTATGAGGAGGTAGTGGAAAAGGGGAGTAGGTTGCCCGCCGTTTTACGGCAAAGACGAAAAGTTTTACATTGATGAGGCTCTTGACAAGATTGAAATCTTAAAAGAGCGTTTCCCCGACGCAATCGACGACTTGTTGTATGTTGCCGAGTGCATTAAGCACTTGTCCGATGACACCGAAGAATAAGTTACAAATCAAACTATTCTTTAAGCGAAAACTATGGCAATATCTTCTTGTCGTTGGCTCGGTGGCACTTTGTTGCTATCTTACGGGGAAATGGTTTGAGGGTATTGCCTTTTGCTTTGCTCATTGTGTGCTTCGGTATCAATTTGCCTATCAATATCATAGTAAGTCGTTTTGTATGCAGTTGACGAACTTTATAATATGGACGGCAATCCCGACTTCGCAAACAATCTTTGTCAGCCTTTTGTTTTCTATCCCCCTTGCCTTTTTAGTGTGTTGGATAGGGAATGAAGAACAAACAAAGATAGAGGCACTTGCAAGGTATCGGAAACTCAATAAAGAGTATCAAGGGCTTTTGGACGACCTATCAAAGCCAAAGCCTTTTAGCATTGAAAATTGCACCCGCGATGAAATGATTGACCGTTGCCGTGAAATCGGGCTAAATGCCGAAAACACGGAACTCGCATTAAAGTTTTTCGTAGAGCGTATCTCACTTTGGGAAATCGCAAAAGACTTAAACATTGAATATGATAGTGCAAATATGAGAAAAAAGCGGCTTAAAAAGAAGTTGCTATGACAATTTAATAGGTTTTGTACCCCGTTTGTACCCAACAAGCGGGGCTTTTTTATGGCAAAATTCAGATAGGGGGAAGTGCAATATGGCAATCGAACTTTACAACGAACTTAATGGATTGCAAGTCGAGTTTACGGCAAAACCCGACACTTCCGCTCATTTCGATTTTTCAACGCTTTATCCAAACGACAAGGAAGAAAACGGCTCGCCCGTTGTTATTATAATCAAGGAGAAATAACTATGTATGATTTTTACAATCCTTATCAGCAATTTAATCAACAAGCGCAAAGACCGCAACCGCCCGTCCAACAGCCTACCACAAACAAGATTGTCGTTAGCGGCATAGACGAAGTGCGGCAAAGACAACAGCCCTATAATAGCGATATTCTATATCTTGATAACGATAAACCGATTATCTATGAGAAGAAAGTTGACAGCGTAGGGCAATTTTCCGTCAAAATCTTTGCTATAACCGAAAAAACGGGCGAGGTCGATACGAAACCCGAATACGCGTTAAAAAGCGATTTAGCGGCTATTATGGACGAAATAAAGGCATTAAAGGAGAAAGTCAATGAACCCGCTCAATACGTCTAATGGTTTACCGCCGCAAATTATGCAAAATATTCAGCAAGTTAAGCGAATTATGCAAATGGGCGATTTTAGGCAAAACCCGCAAATACAACAAGTTATGCAAATGTGCAGGGGACAAAACCCGAAACTTGTTTTTGAAACAATGTGTAAACAAATGGGTATAAACCCGAATGATATTATAAATGCACTAAAAGGATAGAATACTCGACCGAGCGTACGGCGGTTGTGTAAATAAAATACAAAAAAGGAGAAACAAAAAATGGAAAGTGGTATTCAACCAGTAATGAATATGAACCCCGCTGGTGGCGACGGAATGTTTGGCGGCGGAGATAATGCGATTTGGCTTTTCGCTCTTTTGATTTTGTTCGGAATGGGCGGCTTTGGTGGCTATGGCTACGGAAGAGGTGCTGACGGCAGGTGTGCCACGGTCGAGGACTTAAACAACTCGGCAAACTTTACTCGCCTTGAAAGTCAAGTTATGAACAACGGAAACCGCATTGAAAACAAGGCGGACGCGGTGTATAGCGGTATTTGTAATCTCGGTTACGAAATGGCACAACAGTTCAACTCGACCAACTCGAAACTTGCGGAATGTTGCTGCGAAAACCGTTTGGCAATCGCCAACACGAACGCACATCTTGACCAAATCAATGCGTCAATCAATGCAAACACGACTGCTCAAACCCAAAAAGTGCTTGACGCTATTGCACAGAACAAAATCGAAGCGTTGCAAGGGCGCATTAACCAACTCGAATTGCAACAGGCGGTGTCGGGTGTCGTGAGATACCCCTCGACCTTTACATATTCGGCAGGTCAGTCGCCGTTTTGCGGGGGCTATTGCGGGTGCGGCAACAATTTGGTTTAATGCTTTAACCAACTAAATCACTTTACGCTTGATAGCGTTCCTTGACAACGAGGGGAGCGACTATGCTCCCCTTTAACTTACAACAGGAGATTTTTATTATGGCTAATAATCAATATTGTAAAAGCACTTTAAGTGCATATAACAACACAAGCACGGCTCTTGCCAGCGGCGCACTTATGCCTATCAATAACAACTCGCGCATTACAGGCTGCTCGATTTCTCACGTCAGCGGTAGCAATGCGATTAGGCTCTTGAAAAAAGGCTTGTATTTGGTGGCGTTCAGTGCCTCTGGCTCTTTCACGACAACGGCGGGCGATGTCAGCCTGCAACTTTATCGCAATGGCGTGGCTGTCCCCACTGGTATAGTAACTCAAACCCCTACGGCAGCAACGGATATTGAAAATTTTTCAACGGCGACCATAGTGGAAGTTAGGGACGCTTGCCCTTGTGCAGGTACAGGCACTCAATCAATCGACCTTACCTTTGTCAACACGGGCGTTGCGGCGACTTACACTTACTTTAATGTGTCGGTGGTGAAACTCGCATAATTATCACGGATTTTAGCAAGGAATACAAGAATGGAAGAAAAACTTTATGAAGTAAAAGTAGCAATTATTGATAGGATAACCAAAGCGGTTAGCGACACATCGGCGAAAATTTTACCCGCTGACTTAAAAACTCTTGCAATCATTGTCTTGCTTTTGTCCATTCAAAAGGGCGATGAAAAGTACGCCGATTTGATTGCTAAATTCATTACTCAAATACACACGGATATATAATTATGGAAGAACTCGAAAAAATCTATGATTATGTGGAAGAAGAACTTGCCGACGCTGAAAAATATGCGAAATGCGCGGCAAAGTCAAAACTTGTAGGGGACACCGATAAACTATCTATCGCAACTAAACTTTCCGAAGCCGAACTTGAACACGCAAGTATTTGGTACGACTTTATGAGAAACAAGGCGAAAGCAATGCGGTCAATGTACGAGAGCAAATCAGAGCCTATGCCCGAATACATTGAAATGCGGATTACCGATATGACCGATTACTATATGGAAAAGTCGGCGAAAGTTAGGTATATGCTTGATAGCAACAGGAGATAAAGGACAAAAGAAAGGGGATAAGCACTTTGCCTATCCCTTTTCTCTTTATTCTTGTGTCAAGTCGTCCACCTTGTCGAACAATTCGTCAATGTACTTCTTGACCTTTCGTATAACTTCTTCTTTTGCGAGCCGTATCGCTTTTTCCCGCTCAGTTTCTCTTACTTCGCACACCGCAAACATAGTGTTGTCGGGAAGTTCGGCTCTCGTGAAGTGCATTTCAAGCCCACAAATCATCGGCGGATATTCCGCGTTGCCCACCAATTTTGCAGGGACGCTCACAAAGTTTTCGTTGATAATTATTGCGTTCGCCCTAATGTGTTGTTTATAAGCCAACGCTTGTGCTTTGTATATTCTGTCCATAAGTTCATTGATTGTCATAGTTTTTTCTTCCATTTTTTACTCCTAAAAATCCCATTCTGGTTTATCCTTAAACTCTATATTATATCTGTCTTTAAGATATTTTACTGTCGGCATAAAAAATATATATGGAACATTTATGTTTGGAATATTTGCTTTTGCCCAGTCAAGAACACTGTCTGGTAACGGCATAGAAAGCATACAATATGTTATAATTTTATTTAACATATCAGCAGTTGTCTTATCGTTAGCAAACTCTTCATTACAATTCACATCAATTCTGCTCGGAAGCCAAGATTGTGCAAACGATAACTTATCTTGTAATTTCTTGATTTTCTTCATTGACAAGCGAGAAATCATAGAAAGTCCTAAATCTTCAAAGTCGTTTTCAACAAACCACCTTTCTATAATTTCCGCTTCCTTAACGGGGTCAGTCGTGTTTCCGTATTGTTCCAATAATTCTTTAAGTGCCATAATCACTCCTTATAAACCGTGTATTTCACGCTTTTCTTGTTTTGTGTGTCAAATACAATTATACGCTCACTCATTTTTGTAAAACTCCATACACAATCTTTGCTTCCCGACGAAACACATTGTCTAACACATTCAAGCGCAGTTTCCTCGTCAACGTCGATTATATGTATTATGATTTTCTTTTCCATTTTTATCCCCTTATAAGTCGTAATCTTCAATGCTCGGCACGCGCCCTATTATATCCAACTGCTCTGGGGTGTACTTCCGCTCGGTGAAGTTCGCCTTGCCGTTCTTCGTTCGTTGTTCTTTAAGAGCATTAAAAACCCATTTTCTTATCGCCAAATAGTCGCTCTTTGCTTTGTAACCTTTGTAGGCTCGGTATTCTCCAAAAAACTCAATCGCTTCCTTTCCGTCTGTCATTCCGATAAGAGTGTTATACTCTTTTTCAGTCAATAAAACATTCTTATATTGTCCATACTTGTGTTTTGGAGCGGGCGACGACGGCTTGTCCGTCGGGCTTTCTTTTTCTACATTTATGTCTTTTTCTTCTATACTATTCTTATCTAACCTATCCTTACCTAACCTATACTGGGTATCCATTTGGTATCCATTTGGTATACCAAGCGGTAACTTCTCGGTATAAGCACCGTTTTCCTTGACTTGTAATTGCGCCATTTCTTCGGTGTAATTCGTCGGTTTATAGCGGTCGTTTCGTATGTAATTATTTATTCGCCAGTGCTTTATTACGACAACCCCGCTCTCGAACGGAATAATGAAAGCCTTTGCGACAAGTAATCTCATATCATCATCGGCGCACCCTACCATTCGTTGCAGTTTTTTCGGGTTATTGATAAAACCGTCATCGTCCGCCCGCATTGATAAGTGAAAATACAACGCTTGTGCCGACAAGGGCATATCAAGAAACGCGTCGCTGTCTATTATTGTTTTTGCAAACATTCTTCTTTCTGCCATAAGCAACTCCTTTTATCCCAACAAAAAACCGCCTAAACTTCCCTTATTGTGATAGGCGGGGTTGTTTAAGCGGTTTAGGATAACCGATATTCAGTTGCCGATACTCAATGCTATCACTCACCGAATACCGATTACAAATTTATTATATGCTTGCTATATGCGTTTGTCAAGCGGTTTTTGAAAGAAAAGTTAAGAAAAATTAAACTTCCCAGCGATGACCGCAATTTTGGCAAATAGCATATTGTTTGGTTTTACTACCTTTCTTTATAAGTAAAGGAAAGAGAAGTGCGACACCGCAAGTAAAGAAACCGAGAATAAGCCAAAGGCAAACGCCGAGAACCCCGCGCTTTTTCTGTTCGGCAACAACTTGAACTTTTACATCATCACTTTTGCAATTCGGGCAAATCATAACAAATCTCCTAATTTGGTTTTATTTATAAGAAAATACTACCATAGACCACCTATAAAGTCAAGAAAAAAAGTATAAAAAACATTATAAAAGTGGTCGTAAGTGGTTGACAATCGGACAAGCAAGTGGTATAATGATAAATAGTTGGAGGTTAGAAATGAAAAACTCGAAAGAAAAACAAGAAACGAAAAGAAGTATCAAAATCAGTGAGAGCACTCATACCAAAATGAGTAATATTAAGATGTACTATGGAATACCATTTACAAAACAAGTGGATATTGCTATTAAAGACTATTACGACAAAGCACTAAAAGGGCAACTGCAATGAAACGCTTTTATGCTTTTGAAAAAGACAAGCCGCGGAGTTGTAAAGAATGTAATTGTCATAAGTATTTACACGAATTAAAGCCTTGTGATGTGTGTTGTTCGGTAGTAACGAAATATGCGTGCCTTTTGGACGGTCATTATGATTTTGTGAGTTTTGAAAACACTTATGCAAAGTGTCCGATAAAATCACTTGACAAGGTAATTAAAAAACTTATAAAGGAGAATAAAAATGTTACTTGATTGGTTGTTTGGCAACAAAGATAGTGAAGTCGATAGAGCGGACGACGAAGTTTCAATTTTTGAAGATGACGATGACGACTAACTTTGACGAAGAAACCCACAAATATACAATAGACGGCATAGAATATCCGAGTGTAACCGAAATTTGCGAGCCGATTTCTTTTAAGAGATTAGACGCGTTATCGAAAAGTTTGCTTGACAGGGCAAAGCAACGCGGCACGGAAGTCCACGAACTTTGCGAAACCTATGCGCTTACAGGCGAAGTTGATGACGAAATGAAAGAAAGCCCATATTTGCCCTATATCGCAAGTTTTGTCGAATGGTATAAAACTTATCGACCAAAAGTGATTTACACGGAAAAAGCACTGTTTTCGGCGAAATTAGGGTATTGCGGGAAGTGCGACCTTGTTTGCGAAATCGACGGAAAGATTTTTTTGATTGATTACAAAGCAACAAGCGTAATTGACAAGAAGTCGTTGTCGGTGCAGTTGGTCGGGTACAAGAACTTACTTGCCGAATACGGCATAAACACCGAGTGCGAATATGTATTGCACTTAAAAAAAGACGGATATGTTTTCAAGCCGATAAAACTCGATTATGAGTGGTTTGATATTTTACTTAAACACAATAAAAAATTAAAGGAGAAGTACCGAGATGAAGTTAGATGATTTAACGGGCAGGAGATTTGGTAGGCTTCTCGTAATAAGTAAATCAGACAAAAACAATGGTGGAAAAACATATTGGAATTGTGTTTGTGATTGTGGAAACAAGTGTATTGTATATGCTAATAAATTAAAAAGCGGCGAAACAAAGTCGTGTGGTTGCATAAGAAAAGAAAGATTAAGGAATATGACAAAAACACACGGGCAACGGCAGACAAGAATTTATAGCATATATACAAATATGAAATCACGGTGCAATAATAAAAATATGTCTGAATATCATTGTTACGGCGGGCGGGGGATAAAGGTTTGCGAAGAATGGAGTGGCGAAAGTGGCTTTGAGAATTTTTATCGCTGGGCAATGGCAAATGGGTATAACGAAACATTGTCTATTGACCGAATAGATAATAACAAAGACTATTCTCCCGAAAATTGCAGGTGGGCAACAAGAATACAACAAGCCCGCAACAAAAACAATAATCATAAAGTCTTATGTAACGGGAAAGAATATTGTATTTCTGAATTATTGGAAATAGCAAAAGTTAAAAGCCCTGAAACTATCAAGCGTAGATTATTATATGGCTGGACGGTTGAAGAAGCAATAAACACAAAATCTAAAACTTATAAAGGAAGATGAAAATGGAAAACGAAGTAATAGTTTATGAAGCACCACAAGTTGATATTAAGTCGTATCGTTCCGATTATTTGGTTTCGATTAACGATAAACAAGCAAGTCTTAAAAGAGATGTTGATTTTGGCAAGATAACTCGCAAAGACGGCTCTGCAATCACCAAACGTCCGTGTTTATATAAGGCGGGCGCACACAAAATCTTAACATTATTCGGGTTGAGATACACCACCGAAATGGTTAAAGAAGTTGCCGATTTTGAAAAAGGATATTTTTATTATGTTTTCAAGTGTACGGCATATTATGGCGATATGGCAGTAAGGACAGGCTGGGGCTGTGCTAACACAAACGAGAAATCAAGCGGTTTTGCAAGTGCGTATGACGTGGCAAACACAAAACTTAAACTTGCCGAGAAAAGAGCCGAAGTTGACCTTGCAATTAAACTTGCCGACGCAAGCGGTTGGTTTACGCAAGATATTGATGATGAAGATAATGAGCAAAGGGCAAAGGAAATCCTGTCTGACAACGACCCGATAACCCCGAAACAAATCAAGAGAATTTTTGCGATTGCGGCGAACAATGAGATTACGGCGGAAAAGGCAAAGCAACTTCTTGTGAGCAAGGGTTATGCTTCCACAAAAGACATCAAACAAAAAGACTATGACGAAGTAGTTGAATACTTTGAAAAATACAATGAAAACAAATAAGGAGAAACATATATGATTTATCTTGTAGAAAAAGGCGAAAACAAAAGTAAGTATGAAATCCGTAAAGCAAAGTACATTGAGAGTTGCAAGTGCAATAAACTCAATATACAATACAAAGACAAAGTAACAAACGCGTATGAAGAGGCGACAATTACGATTTGGGGCGAGCAGTTGGCGATTACCCCGCATAATTGGGAAAATAAGACCAAAGGCGACGAAATCCAAATCAACAAGGTGTCGGCAATCGGGCTTAACCCTGAATACAAAGGCAAGAGAACTCTTAACATTACAGTTCCGTCCGACGGCTTTTCGCTTATAAGAGCGAATTGGGGCAACGACGGCAACACCGAAACAACCACAACCGCACCGCAATCTTTCAGCGGAATAGACGACATATATTTACCTTTTTAAGAAATGATAATTGTTGAAGATACACGACAGCAAGGCGGAAAACACGAAGCGAAGAACGCATATTTTAGAAGTCAAGGGATAAAGGTTATTAGAAGTAAACTTTATGTTGGCGATTATGCAAGATTAGATAATCAGTCAATCGCCATTGACACCAAAAATTCGATAGCGGAACTTGTTATGGACGTGTGTACAGGTCAACACGAAAGGTTTAGGGACGAGTGCAAGCGGGCAAAAGAGTGCGGAATACAACTAATTATTCTTATAGAAGAGATACCACCGCACGGGAATTTGTCAGAATGGCACTCTCCCCGAACGAAAGTCAAAGGGGAAACCCTTGCAAAGTGTTTGCGAACAATGCAAGAGCGATACGGCGTTAAGTTTGGCTTTTGCGACAAGGCAAGCACGGGGAAAATCATTATAAACATACTTAAAGGAGTAGATAAATGAAAGTACGACAAGTGGCGGAACTCGTTAAAGAGATTTTGGAACAGAAACCGAAAGCAAGGGACTGCGATTTTGTCCTTTATGGGTTTGTTCTTAATAAATATGGGTATTCAATCAATATCCCGTTCGGTGAACTTGCGGAAAGAGTAAAGGCGAAAGAAATTCCGTCAATGGAAACGGTAGGGCGCACAAGGCGCAAATGTATGGAACTTTACCCGTCGCTGCGGGGCAAGTCTTATGAGCCGAGAGAAGAAAGGCAACTTGAATTTGTCGATTTCGCAAAGGACGGAAGTATATGAAACCCGAAGATTTTATTAAAGAACAGGAAAAGCAAGCA